TATGAACTCACTTATAATTTGTAAACGAAAAGGATAACAGTTATGGCATTACTATCACCGTCTCTGTCTCCAGCAATTACGATCAAGGAAATCGATCTTTCGGGTGTAGCGCCCAATGTATCGACTTCTGTAGGCGCATTTGTTGGGAACTTTCGTTGGGGGCCTGTAAACTCGCAAACACTAGTGGCAGACGAATCTGGACTGGTGAGAGCGTTCGCAGCGCCTAACGAAGATAATGCTGTGGATTTCCATAGCGCATCGTACTTCTTGAAGTACACAAACAGCCTCTACATTGTTCGTGGTAACAATGGAGGCACTAACGCACACAGTGCTGTTACAAAACTAACCGGCGACTCAGCAGTCGTTGAGAACCGTGAAGATTGGGAAACTAACGTTTCTTCATCTGTAAAATCAGGATCAATGAAACTAGGTTCTTTCATTGCAAAATATCCAGGCACACTGGGTAATGCATTGACTGTATCTTTCTGTCCTGCCGCTGATTCAGATGGAGTAGACCACTTTGAGGATTGGACTTACAAGGGTTCGTTTGATCGCATACCGACTACTTCTGCTTATGCAGCCGAAAACGGTGCAGAAAAAGACGAAGTACACGTAGCGATTATTGACCGAACTGGGTCATTCACTGGAACGCCAGGCTCAGTGTTGGAAACATTCCCTCACTTGTCTGTTGCTAAAGGTGCTGTGACACCGGATGGTTCTCCGAACTATATTTCCGATGTACTCAACACACAATCCGAATATGTATGGAACAACATTTTTGCAGATGACTCTGCATTTGGAACACTTTACAACAATATCGGACAAAACTGGGGTCAGACTCCTTCAGTGGACAGCGCAATAGATTACTCTACAGGTTCTTCTGCGTGGACTGACTCTGCATCCAAGCTTAACTTGGGTGGTGGAACAGCCAGTGATGATTTGGAAAATTCAGATATCATGACAGGTTTTGATCTGTTCGATGATGCTGAATCTATTCAAGTAGACTTCCTGATTCCTCCTCAGTCAAGCGCTGATTCGGATGCGGTTACCATTGCAAACTACCTGAACGGTATTGCAAAGGATCGTAAGGATTGCGTGGTTCCTGTTTCTCCTAACAGAAACGGTATCGTTGGCGTAACAACTAGCAATGCAAATAAGAATGCCATTTCGTTTGCAAATGACTTGTCAAGTTCATCTTACTTGATCGTAGATAATAACTACCTCAAGGTGTTCGACAAGTATAACGATCAATACATTTATATCCCTGCCAACTCCTCAACTGCTGGAATCATGGCTGCAACAGACTTTGTTGCTGCACCTTGGTTCTCTCCAGCGGGACAGAGACGTGGTAACTATCTGGCAATAACAGATATTGCACACTCTCCTAATAAAGCGCAGAGAGACGCACTATATAAGGCTAACGTTAACCCAGTCGCCAATATTCCTGGCGTAGGTATCGTCCTTTATGGTGACAAGACTCATGAACTTAGACCTTCTGCATTCGACATAATCAACGTCCGAAGATTGTTTATCGGTGTTGAGAAGTCAATCGCACAAGCTGCTAAGAACATTCTCTTCGAATTCAACGACGAGTTTACTCGTGCTGAGTTCGTGAATGTCGTAGAACCACTACTTCGTGAGATCAAGGGTCGAAGAGGTATTACAGACTTTAAGGTTGTTTGTGACGAAACAAACAATACACCGGCTGTGATTGACAGAAACGAATTTGTCGCTTCTATCTTCATTAAGCCTGCACGTTCTATTAACTTCGTGACATTGAATTTTGTCGCAGTTCGTAGTGGTGTAGACTTTGAAGAAGTTGTTGGCACAGTTTAAGGAGTAGAGAAAGATGGCAATTTTAGGCGTAGATGACTTTAAGTCGAAGCTAAGAGGCGGGGGCGCACGTCCCAATCTCTTTAAAGCGACTGTCAACTTTCCCGCTTACGCTGGAGGCGATGTCGAATTGACATCCTTCCTCTGTAAGGCTGCACAATTACCCGCTTCAGTAATGAACGTGGTTGAAGTTCCTTTCCGTGGACGACAATTGAAGATTGCTGGTGATAGAACGTTTGAAACATGGACAACGACTATTATCAACGATACAGACTTCAATGTTAGAAACGCAATGGAACGATGGATGAACGGTATCAATGCACACAGTGCTAATACTGGTCTGACCAACCCCGTTGAATATGAAGCAGATTTGATTGTTGAGCAATTGGACAAAGATGGCGAGACCATTAAAACTTATCAGTTCCGTGGTTGTTTCCCAACCAACGTAGCTGCAATCGATGTTAACTACGAAACAGTAGATACCATTGAAGAGTTTACGGTTGAGTTCCAAGTCCAATACTGGGAATCTGACACAACTAGTTAAGGCTAGTATAAGTAATAGAGTCGGGGGCAATTAGCCCCCGCACTTTATCAAAAGAAGCGAGATATGGCAGAAGAAAGTAATAGCATCATTAAACTTTTCGGATTCGAACTAAAGAGAGCGAATCAAGATAAGAAACCTGAGAAATTACCGTCCATCGTTCCGAAAGCGGATGAAGATGGTGCGGGGTATGTTACTGCCTCTGGTGCCCACTTTGGTCAATTTATTGACATTGAAGGTGACGGCGCAAAAG